CCTAATTTTGTTTATGGTCCATATGATCAATACCGTTTATTTAGAAATGAAAAAGATACATACACATACCCTATTGATGGATGGTATTGGTTTGACACAGAACAGGAAGCATATGATTTTTTTGGAGTTGAATGGTATCCAGAAGTTTATACAATAGGATTATTAAAACCATGGTTAAATGAAACAAACAACATAGAAAATGGCTAATACGTATAAATTAAATGCTAACGAAATAAACGCTACTGGATCAACTACTATATACACAGTACCAATTAACGTTACTTCTTCAATAATAAAAAGTTTATATATATCAAATATAACAACTGGTAGTATAAATATTGATGTTATTATAAATAAAAGTGGATCTGCAACTAACTACTGGTTAATTCAAAGTTCATCAATTCCTACTCAAGTATCATTTCAACCAATTTCAGATACATTGATTTTACAATTAGGTGATTCTATGAAGATTAGCAATAATACTATTAGTGGATCTCATACTTTATTATCATATATGGAAATAACTTAATTGATATCACTCACTTTGTGATATTTATATAAAATGTATTATTATGGTTTGGTTAACAGCAGTTTTTAGTTTTATAAAAAAGTTTGGTTTACTTTTATTTAATGGAATAAAAAAATTCTTTAAATGGGATAGTGAACAAGGTAAATGGTTATCACCATTAAAAACCTTTATTATATTAGGATTAGTTATATATATTCTATACGTACATTCTTGTACTAAAGTAAATTGTCCTACAATTGCACAAAGTATAGATACAGTGACAGTTACACACATTGATACGGTTTGGTTTGAAAAACCACAAACAACCACAGGTAAAAAACCTAAAAAACAACCAGGTGGAACATCTACTACAACAGATCCAAAAACTCCATGTGATAGTTTATTCCAATACACTCAAGAATATGAAGATAGTTTAATTAAAGGTCTATTAACTGCAGATGTAAAAGGTGAACTTATAGGAAGTAAATTTACATATATTCCTAAATTCCCAAAATACATATACAGAGTTGATACAGTAAAAATAACGAAGACTGTTAAAGAGGAAGTAGAAAGAAAAAGACCTTATGGGTTTATAATAGGAGGTGGAATGAATGTTGCACATAATCAAACATTTGGATTCACAGTAGATGTAGGAGTGCAATTTAAACAGGGATTTGATATAATCTATCGATTTGATCCAATAAGAACAACACATAGTTTGGGTTTAACATATACATTTGAATTTAATAAAAGAAAATAATAATTCTTTTCTTAATATTTATAGCAAAATGTATTATTCATGAATATCCCTATTTATCCCGGTAGTTCATCATTTTTTCCAGGAAACACTCCTTTTGGATTTTATGATAATGATTATCAATTCCAAACAGATGCCGATAAAGTAGCCACATTTTGTGCTAGAAGATTAGGGTATCCTATTATGGAAGTTGAATTACAAGATTTAAATTTTTATGCTGCTTTTGAAGAAGCAATTACCACATATGGTAATGAATTATACGCTTATAATTTAAGAGAAAATTTTCTCTCAATACAAGGTTCTCCCACAGGCTCAGATTTAAATAATACACTAATTGTACCTAATATGGGAACAATTATTAGAATATCTGAACAATATGGAGTAGAAGCAGGAGTAGGAGGTAATGTAACTTGGAGAAAAGGTTTATTAACATTAACTGCAAGTGTACAAGAATATGATTTAAATGTTTGGGCTCTTAATAATGGTATAACAACTGGAGATTTAGAAATAAAAAGAGTATTTTATGAAGCTCCTCCTTCAATTGTTAGATATTTTGACCCATGGACTGGTACCAATTCAGGAAATAGTTTAGCAACATTTGGATTTGGTAATGGTTCACCTGCAATATCATTTGTAATGTCTCCTGTTTATGCAGATTTGGAAAGAATTCAATCAATTGAATTTAATGATACTGTAAGAAGATCCCATTATACATTTGAATTAATTAATAACAGATTAAAAATATTCCCTATCCCTCAGGATAATGATTTACCTTTATATTTCCAATATATTTTAAAATCAGAAAGAAATAATCCACAATATTTAGGTTCACCTAGTGGAAGTTCAGGTTTAGTAACTAATGTATCAAATGCTCCATACAGTAATCCTACATATTCTTTAATAAATTCTATTGGAAGACAATGGATATTTGAATATACTTTATCATTGTGTAAAGAAATGTTAGGATATGTAAGAGGTAAATATTCACAATTACCTATTCCTAACAGTGAAGTAACATTAAATCAATCTGATTTAATAAATGCTGCTACTACTGAAAAACAAGCTTTAATTGAAAGATTAAGAACATATTTAGATGATACTTCTAGAACAAAATTATTAGAAGCAAGAGCTAATGAAACTGATTATAAGATAAAGGAGATGGGAAATGTACCTTTTACAATTTACATTGGTTAATATATTAATAAAAAAATAAATTATGGCTCTTTTTGGTGGACAACGTGACATTAGTTTTTTTAAACATCTTAATAGAGAATTGTTAGGAGATATTATTACCCAACAAGCCGCATATTATAAATTTTCTATTTCTAAAACCAAATCCAACATATATGGAGAATCAGTGGATGGAAAATTCTACCAAGATCCAGTATTATTAAATTGTTTAATTAATATAGGAGATCAAGAAAATCCTGTAAGTGAAATAGGAGTTGATTTTGCTCAAACTATAGAATTTTATTTTTTAAGAGATGATTTAGTTACTGCAAATTTAGTTCCTGAAGTTGGAGATATTGTAATGTATAAAGAGGGATATTATGAAGTAGATACTATTATTAATAATCAACAATATGTAGGAAAAGATCCATGGTATCCTAATGCTTTAAATCCATTAAATCCTGGATTAGAAAATTTTGGTTGGAATATAAGCATAATTTGTAAAACTCATTATGTTCCTAAAGACAAAGTAAGTATAACTAAAGCAAGATTGTAAAATGGCTAAGAAAAATCCAACTCCTAAAAAGCAAAAAGAAATATCTAATAGTTTTATTAATCCATATAATACTACTATAGGTAATCCTAATAATGCTATACCTGATAAAGATAATAGAAGTCTTCAAATATCGGTAAATGGAGATGATACAAAACCATTTTCATTAGGAATTTCAGATATAGATGAATCCATATTTTACTATTTTAATGAAGTTATTAAACCATATGTTATACAAAATGGAGATAGAATTTCAATCCCCATAATATATAGTTCTCAAGAAAAATGGAAATCATACCAACAAGATGGATATTATAGAGATGATAAAGGTAAAATAATGTTACCTTTAATTGCTTTAAAAAGAGATTCAATAGATAAAGTTAGATCTATAGGTAATAAATTAGATTCTAATTATCCTAATAATTATCAAGTATTTGAAAAAAAATATAGTTCTAAAAATGCTTATAACCATTTTAATATAATAAATAATAGAATTCCTGAAAAAGAATATTATGTTGTTGTAATACCAGATTATGTCACTATAACATATAGTTGTACTATTTTTACATATTATATTGAACAAATGAATAAAGTAATTGAAGCCATAAATTACGCATCAGATTCATATTGGGGAAATCCAGAAAGATTTAAATTTAAAACTAAAATAGATGGATTTACACTTGCAAATGAATTACAACAAAGTGATGAAAGGATAGTAAAAACAACATTTAATCTTGTATTGGATGGATATTTAATTCCTGATACTATACAAAAGAATTTAAGTGCCCTTAAGAAATTTTCAAGTAAAACCCAAATTATAATAACTTCTGAAACAGTATCAGATATTTCTCAAATTAGGTAATATTTATAATAAATTAAATTTATGGAACAAATAGTTTTATCATCTGAAGAATTACAATTATTGAAAAATCTTAAAACTAAACAAGACCAATTAATCTTTAATTTAGGTCAAAATGAATATCTTAAAAAAGATATCCAAGAACAGATAAATTCAATACTTGATGAACTTAAAAAAATAAAACAAGAAGGAGAAAATATAGGAAAATCTCTAAATGAAAAATACGGAGATGGAAATATTGATCTCAACACAGGAATTTTTTCTAAAATCTAGAACTTTAAACAAATTCTGCATATTTATAATAAATAAATCTATAAAATGGCAGAACAAATTTTAAGTCCTGGTGTATTTTCCAGTGAAAATGACCAATCATTCATAACCCAAGGCCCAGTTACTGTTGGAGCAGCTATTATAGGCCCAACCGTAAAAGGAAAAGTTGGAATCCCAACAATAGTCACTTCATATAGTGATTTTACAAATAAGTTTGGATCTACTTTAATATCTGGAGGTGCAAATTACAGTTACTTTACATCTGTAGCTGTTTATAATTACTTTGATAATGGTGGAACTTCAATGCTAGTAACTAGAATAGCTAGTGGTTCTTACACTCCAGCTGTATCTACAGCTATAAGCGCTAGTACTCAAGCATCATCTCAACCATCATTTACATTAGAAACCCTTTCAGTGGGAACACTTATGAATAGTTCAGGTAGTGAAGATAATGCCGGAGCCTTAATAAGTGGTTCTTCTGATAATTTAAGATGGGAAATATCTCAAGCTGATACTAGTTCAGGACAATTTACATTATTAATTAGACAAGGAAATGATACTACTAACAATAAATCAATTTTAGAAACTTGGAGTAATTTATCATTAGATCCTTTAACATCAAATTATATAGAAAAAGTAATAGGAAACCAAATCGAAAATATAGCTACAGATGGTTCAACATATTATGTTCAAACATCAGGTTCATTTCCGAATTTAAGTAGATATGTTAGAATTAAATCAGTTAATTTATCAACTCCTAATTATTTTGATAACAATGGAGTAGCAAAAGCTCAATATACTTCTTCTATACCTTTAGTAGCTAGTGGGACATTTAATAGCGCTACAGGTGCTCCTCCTACTAATATAAAATTCTATGAAAATATCACAGCTACTAACACACAAGGATTATCATTTAGTAACTATACTCAATCAATATCTTTATTAAGTAATAAAGATGATTATAAATACACCTTAATAGTAGCCCCAGGTTTAATATATAATTTCTCAAATCACCCAACTCCATTGAATAGCATTATGAATAATGCTAGAAATAGAGGAGATCATATGGCTGTTATTGATTTAGTAGAATATGGCTCAAATACATCTACTACAGTATCTAAAGCAGTATCAATAGATAACAGTTACGCAGCATCATATTGGCCTTGGGTACAAACAGTAGATCCAAACACTGGAAATTATATTTGGGTTCCTGCTTCAACGATGATTCCTGGAATATATGCTCAAAGTGATAGTGTAAGTGAAGCATGGTTTGCTCCTGCTGGATTTTCTCGTGGTGGTTTGAATAATGTTATCCAAGCCGAGCAAAGATTACCCCAAACAACAAGAGATACTTTATATAGTAACAAAGTAAATCCAATAGCAACCTTCCCAGGCCAAGGTGTTGTAGTATTTGGACAAAAAACACTCCAAACAAAAGCTTCAGCACTTGATAGAGTAGGAGTTAGAAGATTATTAATAACTCTTAAATCATATATTTCTCAAGTATCTAATAATTTGGTATTTGAACAAAACTCAATAGCAACTAGAAATAATTTCTTAGCTCAAGTTAATCCATACTTAGAAAGTGTAAAACAACGTCAAGGATTATACGCTTATAAGGTAGTAATGGATGATAGTAATAATACTGCTGATGTAATTGATAGAAATCAATTAGTAGGACAAATATATTTACAACCTACTAAAACAGCAGAATTTATATTACTTGACTTTAATATATTACCCACAGGAGCAACTTTTAGTTAATTAATTAAATAAATAATAAATTGAATGCTCTTCTACAATATTCAAAAAAAAATAGAAGGGCATTTTTATACCACATATTTATTAACAAAAAATAGATTTTCCTTTTTTTTATAATATTTATCAACGATACAAAAAAACAAAAATATAAATCATGGCAATATTAGACGCAAACGAAATATTTTTTACAAGCTTTGAACCCAAACAAGCTAATCGTTTTATACTATATGTAGATGGATTTCCTTCATATATTATAAAAGGAATGGGAGCTGTTACTTTAGAAATGGGGAAAGTTGAATTAAATCATATTAATATAAACCGTTATGTTAAAGGAAAAACCAAATGGGGAAACATTCAGTTAACATTATTTGATCCTATCACTCCTTCAGGTGCTCAAGCAGTAATGGAATGGGTTCGTTTACATCACGAATCAGTAACTGGACGTGACGGTTATTCTGATTTTTATAAAAAAGATTTAACTGTAAACATTTTAGGACCAGTAGGTGATATCGTAAGTGAATGGATTTTAAAAGGATGTTTAATAGAAAATACAAATTTTGGTGAATTAAGTTGGGATACAGAAAATACAGCAGTAAATATCCAAATGACTGTCCAACCAGATTATTGCATATTGAATTATTAATTTGTAAAATTAAATTATGAAAACCCCAACCAAAAATTGGGGTTTTTATTTTTATAAAATATGCTTTTAAAAGAAATAATAGATTATATTGGAGTAGAAGATATTCCAACATTCCAAAATTGGGATGAATTAAAAGAGTTTTTTAAAGAACATAAATCTGAATTAGAATATTTAAAGAATTATGAAGGTGAAACTAATCTATTAGGAAGTGGATCAAACGGTAAAGCATTTAGAATTAAAGGAACAAATAAAGTAATAAAAGTTACTACTAGTAGAGAAGAATTAGGAAATGCTAAAGCATTATTAAATAAAAATTTTACAACTTTAGCTCACATATATTATGTTCAAAATATTAAACCTAATTTAGGAATAATAATAACAGATCTATATGAACCTTTAAGTAGTAAAGAAAAAATTGAATTTAAAAATATTATACCATACGCTTTAGAATATTTTTATGATAATTGGAAAGATTATAAAAAATATATAAAAAATCCCAAAATTATTGAATTTATAGAACATCTTAAAATAGAATATTCTTCAAGCTTAAATCTAGATGAAATAGATTTTCATATAGGTAATATATTAAAAAATAAAGAAGGCGATTATATATTAATTGATATTTAAGTCAACGCCATTTATTAATTTTAATTTTAAATTGATTATAACGCATATATTAATTTAATAACGCATTATAAAATTTTTATATTAATTTTATTTTTTAAAAAACACAATATTTATAACATATAACCAATTAAAACAACAACACTATGCCAGCTCCAGGAAATTTTGAATACACTAATGGAAATAACAAACTTAAAGATATTGAACAATATCTTGATTCAGTATCATCTTATTTAACCAATAGTTCACTTCCGGCTTCAACTGTTAGTGAAAGCTTAACAGTAAATAATTTATTAACTCTTACTCCAATCACTACTGCTTTACCTACAGGTAAACCAACAGGTTCAATAGTAGCCTCAGGTAGTGGAGCAAGTTTAAAATTGTATTTATATAACGGAACATCATGGATGTCAGGTTCTTGGGTTTAAAAATAACACTATATTAAAATTTAGAAACCCACAATTTTGTGGGTTTTTTTAACAATTTTTTACAAAAAATATTTGGCTTTTAAAGATATTGTATATATATTTACATAAGAAATTATAAAATTAAAAATTATGAATACTGAAAAATTAGTTCAAGGGATTAAACAAAGATTAATTATAGCTGGTGTATTAGGTATAATATTTTACCCATTTTATAAAATGACTGGTAAAAAAGTTGGGCCAGCCATGGTTTTAACAGGTTTATTTATTTTTTTAATTCCTGTATTTCTAATAGGTTTTATGGGTATTGGTAGTGCAATTTATAATGCCACATTAACTCCTGAACAGCAAAAAGAACAAGAAAACAAAAAATTATTAGAAAGTGTTTTTGAAATTAATTGGGATGAACACTTGGATGATTATGATGAAGATCACATGTATGATCCTAACAAATACCCACCAGCATTCCCTGATGGTGAATAAAATAATTATGAAAAAAATAATTAAGCTTGTTCTTTTGAATAAGCTTTTTTATATTTTATATATTTATATAAGTAATAAAGTTATTAAAATAGATTATGGAAAACAATTCAAACCCTACTCCCCAAACCCATTCATTTCCTACCGAAGAAATTGAATTACCATCTAAAGGATTATTATACCCATTAGATAATCCTCTTTCATCTGGTAAAATTACTATGAGATATATGACTGCTGAACATGAAGATATATTAACTAATAAATCATATATTGAAAAAGGAGTAGTATTAGATAAATTAATGCAATCTTTAATAGTATCTAAAGTAAATTATGATGATATAATTATTGGAGATAAAAATGCTATTATGGTAGCAGCTCGTGTATTAGGATATGGTAAAGATTATGAATTTATGTATGACGGGGAAAAACAAGTTGTTGATTTATCTAAAATTGAAAATAAACCATTTGATGAATCATTAGTAACTAAAGGTATAAATGAGTTTAATTTTACTCTTCCTAGTAATGGTACTAAAATTACATTTAAAATATTAAATGGTCATGATGAAAAGAAAATAGATCAAGAACTTAAAGGGTTATCCAAAATTAATTCTAATAATTCACCAACTTTATCTACTCGTCTTAAATATATTATAACATCTGTTGAAGAAGATAAAGATCCCAAAACAATTAGACAATTAGTAACCAATCTCTTAGTCAGAGATTCCAAAGCATTAAGGGATTATATAAAAAAAATCCAACCAGATGTAGATCTGACTTTTTTTCCCCTCGGACAAGACACATCCGTTTCAATCCCCGTCGGTATTGGATTTTTTTGGCCTGACAGTGAATAACTGTGCTGAAATTAGATTAAATATATTTACACAAATCCACGAAATTGTATTTCATGGAAAAGGAGGATATAACTGGAATACAGTGTATAATATGCCTATATGGTTAAGGAAATTTACTTTTAATAAAATCCAAGAATATTACGAAAAGGAAAATAAACAAGTAGAGGAAATGTCTCAAGGAGATAAAAAAGTACTTATGGATTCTAGTGGTAGAATTAATAAAGAAAATCTTCCTTTATCACCACAAAATAAAAAAACATCATATAAATAATTTTTTATTTAGCTTATATTTATAAATAAAATAATGGCTGATAATAAAAATAAACCCCAAGGTTATACGCCGGAAGATATAGAAAATAGTAAAGAATTTCTTAGTAATCTTACTAAAATTAATAAGGAATTAAAAGAAAATAAAAAAAATAATAAAGAAATTCTAAATATAACAAAAAATCTTGAATCAACTTCTTCAAAAATATTATTAATCCAAAAAGATGAAATAAAAGCAACAGATGAAGAATTACAATCTTTATCAAAATTTTTAGAAAAAAAAATTCAAGAATTAAAAATAGAAAAACAAATATTACAAGCTAAAGATCCTAAAAATGAAAATGAACAAATACAAGAGCAATTAGAATCAATAAATACTCTTGAAGGTTCATTAGTAAGTCAACAAAAAGCTTTACAAAATATGATGGGGAGTTCTAAAGGATTTGGGAACGCCCTTAAAAGCGCGGTTGGAGAATCTAAATTACTAAGTGGACTTACATCAAAAATAGCTCCAAATCTTATAAAGGGTTTAGAATCTATGAATCCATATGTTTTAGCTACTACTATATTAGTTGAACTTATTAATGAATTAATAGAAGCTTTTAAATTTCTTGATAGTTCAAGTGGTGTACTAGCTAAAAATTTTGGAACTTCATATGATGAAGCAGCAAAACTTAATTCTGAATTAATCCAAACAGCAGCTTCATCAGGAAATATATATGCTACTACAAAAAACCTACAAGAAGCATATTCAGATATAAACAATGCATTTGGTACATTTGCTAGATTAAATGATAAAACATTACTTACCTATACTGAATTAACAAAACAAATAGGTTTATCCAAAGAAGCATCTTTATCTTTATTTAAAAGTTCATTACTTACCAGTAAACCTTTAGAAAAAACTACTAAAGAATTTATGGGGCAAGCTAAATTAATGTCCGTACAAAAAGGTTTAGCCCTTAATCAAAAACAACTCCAAGAAAGTATCTCCAAAATTTCATCAGCAACTACTCTTTCATTAAAAGCAAATCCTAAAGCATTGGCAGAAGCTGTAGTAAATGCTAAAGCTTTAGGAGTTGAGATGGATCAAGTAGAAAAAATAGCTAATTCATTATTACAATTTGAATCCTCTATTGAAAATGAAATGGCTGCTGAATTATTAACTGGAAAACAAATAAATTTAGAAAGAGCTAGATTAGCATCTTTAAATGGAGATATAGCTACAGTTGCTGAAGAAATAGCTAAACAAGTTGGTACTGCTGCTCAATTTGGTAAAATGAATGTTCTTCAACAAGAAGCATTAGCTAAAGGAGTAGGAATGGAAAGAGAAGAATTAGCAAAAGCATTAACTGAACGAGAAGCATTGAAAAACATAGGTGTTAAAGATGCTGCTGAAGCAAAGAAAAAATTTGATTTATTAGTAAAGGAAAAAGGATATGCTACTGCTGTTAAAGAATTAGGAGATGAACAATATGCCAAACAACTCCAAAGTGCTAGTTTACAGGAAAGATTTAATCAATTAATTGAAAAAGGTAAAGAATTATTTGTTCAAATGGTTGAACCATTAATGCAATTTGTTGGTCCTTATATGGAATTATTAACTGTATATTGGGGTGAACTTTTTAAACAAGTAGAGGCAATAATGGAACCTTTTAAAGAAATTGGTAAAGAATTAGGATTAATTAAAGAAGGTAGTGGAGGGTTTATGGATATAATGAAAAAAATTATACCAATAATAATCAAACTAAACCCAGCAATCATTTTTCTACAATTAACTGTTAAAGAAATAATGTTTCCTATTTTGCAAATAGTTAAAGGATTTAATTTAATTAAAACAATAATACAAAATATAGGCCCAGCACTTAATGGAAACGAAGAAGCAATAAAAAAAATAGGTGAATCTGCTAAATCATATTTCATAGCACCTTTTAAATATCTTTTTGAAATAATTACTTTTTTTCCTAAAAAAATAATATCAGCATTTGATCCACTTAAAGGTTTAATAAATAGCATAATTGACAGAATCGAAAATTCTATGCTTGGAAGTGTTATAAAAAAAGGAGCAGGAATTTTAGGTTCTACAAATATTTTTGGTAGTATAAAATCAGCAGTGGGTGTTCAAGATGGTATAGCTCCATCAAGTAAAGGTCCATTTACTATAACTGATAAATATGGAGCTACAGCAGTAACAGCTCAAGGTGATAATTTAGCTGTTAGCCCAAACATGTCTAAAGGTAATAATGTTTCATCTGCAGGTATGGTAGAAGAATTAAAAGCTATAAAACAATTATTATCACAAATATTAAATAAAGAAGGAACTATAAATATTGATGGAAATAAAATTGGTCAAGCTTTGAGTTTAGCATCTTATAAAACTCAATAATTACAATATTTATAATAAAAACAAAAATATGGGACTATTAGATAAATTAACAAACAATGGATCTACACTTTCTGTAGGTAATGGAGCTACACCATCTATCAATCCATTAGCAACTGCTGCTTCTAGATTACATGATAGCTATTCTATAAATGGAAGTAATGCTTCTTTGGTAAATAGTCAATATGCTTCATATAATGATGGAGCTATTAATATTTTACCCCAACCTTCACAATTAGATTTAGACGGAGCTACACCTACTCAGTATTTAGATAATCTACCTGGATAATAAATGGGTTTAATTAATCTTCAAACAGATTTAAAAAGCCTAAAATTTGGAAATGATAGATTTGGTGGTGGTTCTTCAAATCAACCATACATCCAAACCCCTATTCCTGATGGAGTAAGTGCTTTAGGAAACCAAAATACAGACTTTATTTTGAGAGGGGGAATATTATCTCCTATTCTTGCCGCGTTTGATGCTGCAAGATTAACAAAATACATGTTTGATATTAAATCTCCTGCAGGACTTTTATTCACCACAAAACAAAATCTTTTATCATTACAAAATGTAAAATCTGTAGGATTCCCAGCAAATTCAAATTTAATCCCTTCATCAATAAATGGAGGCATATATTTACCTACTAATACCATAGCTCAAGCTTTAGTTAATCCTTTAGGAATACACTTACCAAAACAAGGTTTATTACCTATTCCACCAAGTGATCAAGAAAAATATTTTTATATAACTAAAGATTTAGAATCCGCAAATCATTTATCAAACAGATTAACTTTACTATTTAAAACAAAAATAGAAAATTCAGGTTCAATATCAAATAAAACATTTGGGGTTGATAGCGCAGATGGTAGTGGTGTATTATTAAAATATTCTGGTGGACCTAATTCTGTTGGAGGATTTGGAAATACAATTATTAGAATTACAAATCCAACATTACCAAAATCAGGATCAATTGCTATATCTTTCCCAACAGGAAAATATAATGGTGCTACTGTTACAACATATCAAATACCTATTTCTTCATCAATAAAATTTATAGATGGAGAAGTACCCCAATATACCTTACTTTCTGGAAGTTATGTTTCTAACAATTATGCTAATTCTACTACTAACTTTACAGAAAATTATAATATTGTTTACACATATAATAGAACTTTATTAGAATCTATAAATACAAACACCACAGGCTCAACAAGATTAATAAAAAATAACCCAATTACTAATCTTACTGATTTTAGACAAGTATTAATAAAAGATAATAAACTAAATACATCTACAATATTATCATTATCTCCAGATTATTCTACAAAAAATATTGAAAACCGAGTAAATTTAGGAGATCCAGGAATAAGAAATAGAGATAGATTTAATTATACTTCTGGTTCTAGTGATGGGCCTTTAGACAAAATTACTGCTTCTCCTATCTATAAAGCTTCAGGTCATAAACAAGATTATACAGGCAAAGACCCAGAAGAATTAAACGATTTGGTTTCTTTTAGAATAGCAATAATAGATAATGATAATCCTAGTCAATATCATTTTATTCATTTTAGAGCATTTATAGATAGTTTTTCAGATTCATATACTGCAGAATGGGGGGATGTAAAATATGTAGGAAGAGGAGAAAAATTTTATAATTATAATGGATTTGATAGAAGTATATCTTTAGCATTTACTGTTCCTGCTCAATCAAAGCAAGAATTAATTCCAATGTATAAAAAACTCAATTACCTAGCATCATCTCTAACCCCAGATTATAATCAAAATAATGGAGGATTTATGAGAGGTAATATTGCTAAATTAACTGTAGGTGGATATGTTTATGAACAACCTGGAATTATTAAATCATTAACATATGATATTCCTAGTGAATCTCCTTGGGAAATAGCATTAAATACTAATGGAGAAATTGATAAAAGTGTTAAAGAATTACCTCATATTATAAAAGTAAGTTCATTTACATTTGTTCCTATTCATAGTTTTCTTCCTAAATTTCAAGGAGATGATGTTAATGGTAGAGCTAGATTTATTTCATTAAAAAGTGGAAATGATAATTATAGTGATACAACAAATATTTTATTTTAAAAAATGGACAGATATTCTAAAATAGATATATTATCTTCACCAACTGGTAAAAAATACTATAAAGGAGTTACATACCCGGAAATACCTTTATCTGAAAATGATATATATATTATTACTTCTATTGGAGATAGATTAGATATAATATCACAACAATATTATTCTGATAGTTCTTTATACTGGATATTACTTTCATCAAACCCAACTTCAGATCAATCAAGTCTTTACCCAGAAGTAGGAACACAATTAAGGATTCCTACAAATTTAGATGAAATATTAACTAATTTTAATAAAATAAATGGTTTATGAAAAGTGGAAATATAATTGGAGAAGGATTTGATGATTATGTTGAAAAACAAATAAATATAAGGCAAAAAAAACTTAGTGAATTAGATAAAACTAATGAAAGTATTTTAGTTTTTAATTCTAGTGCTCCTTGGATTAGATTAGCATCTAGTGTTAATCTTACTGTTGAAGATAGTAAAGTTAAAGAAATATTAGGGAATAATTTTTCAAATTATATAGGAAGTGAATTAGCTAAAAATTTTGTTTTATTTGGAGGAGTATCAACATATTCTGGAAATCATACTTCTGGAGTAGCTAGATCAAATAATAGTCTTAATTTGAATGAGTCATATGGGTTTGGAGGATTAAATAATGGATTAGTTCCTTTACCTGGTATTGAATCTGTAAATATTACTAGTTATAATAGAGGTTCTTTAAGAAAAGCAGAAATTAAACTAAGAGCATACAACACACTCCAGTTTTATATAATAGATATATTATATATGAGAGTTGGTTATACTGCTTTATTAGAATGGGGTCATTCTTTATATTTTAATAATAATGAAAATTATGAAAAAAATAATACATTTGTAACAACACCATATACTAATTTATTTTCAAAAAATTCTTTAAATCCAACCACACCCAACTTAAATAATACCCCCCAATCTAAGCCTACAGCTGCATCACAATTAGAAATAGCTATTGCCCGACAAAAAATACTTAACCCTAATAATGTAACTCAATATAGTATCATAGAAGATATAGAAAAAGAAAGAGAATTAAGAAGTGGGAATTATGATGGTTTTTTTGGAAAAATAACTAGTTTTAATTGGTCTTTAACACCAAATGGAGCATATGATATAAATATTACTATGATTTCTATTGGAGATGTTATAGAATCTTTAAAAACTAACATTTCATTAAATAATGAAATAATAAATAATGAAACCACTGATACAAAGGATACTGTAGAACCTGCTAAAAATATAGCAAGTACATTAATAGACCTAGGAAAACAAGCTATTGACAGTAATAATGGTGAATACAAATTAACAACAATACCAGAATTTAATAATATTGAAAAACAACTAATTTCTATAACACCTAAAGGCAAAGATGAAAAACCATATTATTATATAAAATTAGGAATATTATTACAAGTTATAGAACAACAATTATTAATATATAATAAACAATTTGGAGAAAAAGTACCTTATATTAAAATAGATAATGATTTTGATAGAAATATATTTTTAACAGTCCCATACCAATTCTCATCAGATTATAACATATGTTTAATACCCACTACAGTTGCAACTGACCAAAATAATGGAATATCTTTATTACAAGATAAATTAGGAAGTCAAGTAAGAATAAGTGAAAATGTATATGCTGGAAAATTAATGCACATTCACATAAATATGGATATTATTCCTAAAATTTTGGATCAACTTATTGATGAAGATGGAAAAGTACCTATACTTTCTTTTTTAGAAACATTAATGGAGGAGATTCAAAAAGCTTTAGGAAATATAAACAAATTTACAGTTACATATGATGATATTACAAATACTTTAAAAATATTAGACGATAATCCTATTCCTTATTTAAAAAATATAACAGAATTAAACTATCAAAATAAATTAACTACATTTAATATAAATGGAGTTCAATATGAAAAATTAGGAAGTTTTATTAATAGTATTGATTTAAAGGCTGAAATAAGCAATGAATTAGCAACTATAATAGCTGTAGGAGCTCAAGCTAGTGGAAATATTGTAGGAGCAAATGCTACTGCATTTTCAACCTGGAATAAAGGATTAATAGATAGAATAATTCCTGAAAAAATAACAGCTGGTGAACCAGGAAGTAATTCAAATCCTTATACTACATTTATAAATAATGTTACACTAATTAATAATATTTTATTAAGATTATATAATGATTTTGATTGGTCATCAGATGAAGATATTAATACATTAACCCAATTATATACAGATACTTTAAATTATTATATGGGTTATTTAGCACAAAATAATCAAATATCTCCTCCTGGATTTATTCCTTTTAATTTAGGATTAAATATGAAAGGATTATCAGGAATGAAATTATATCAAACTTTTAAAGTAACTGAAAATTTATTACCCCCAACATATAATAAAAATTTAAGATTTATTATAAAGAATTTAGATCATTCTATAGATAGTAATGGGTGGATAACTAAAATTCAATCACTCACTACAGGAGCAGATCCTTCTGGTTCATCATATACACCCCCACAAATAATTATAAATTCTTCCACTCCTGCTGAAGAAAATACCGGTAAAAG